TGTATTCCGAGCAGGCGAGCCACCTTGGTCACGTCGGGCACTGTAGTACAACACTGCGTGCCCGTCAGGGCTGTGACTTTGCCATATTGCTCCGAGTGGCGAAGCGTTGAACGCACCTGATTGCGTGCCTCCTACAACAGAATTCATGGTGTCGAGCGAACGGTTGGCATGGTCGATAGATTCTCCACTGGCGTAGCCACCTGTAGCACCTGATGTTAGTGGTGTCAAGTACATTGGGCTGTTGCTGAGCAGACAACGCTTGTCACTTACAGTAGGTGTATTGAGCGAAGCAGTAACGTTTGCTGCTCCGCCTGTCATCGTATATCGTAGGACAGCAAGAACTGTTGCTTCTTCATTTTTTACCCCAGCCCCTGAACCTTGAGGCTGTGATAAAAAAGAATCAGATGTAAGAGGCGTACCCGTCGATGTTACAACAGGTGTACCGAAATGATGTTTGACGTTTGCAACACCAGTGTTGTTGTCAGCCACAACGTAAACTGTGACAATCACATCTGAATTCGATGAAGGTACAGATGGTAGTGAGCCGAGATGCCATGTAGTGTCGCCTGCTGTATACGTTTTTGACGAGTTCGGGCCGTTGGCAAAAGAATACAAGATACCACCAAGCGAGGCATAGCCACCATACACGGTAACCGAACCACTACCGGACACGGTGACGTGACCCGCAGTGTTCGTACCTGTGTTCTGACGATTGGTGTCCCCGTATGCACGGTCGTCAAGTCGAATGATACCGTTGCCGTGCAACCCTTCGTACAGATTTGTGAGTGATGTGCTCGTTAGCCCTGCACCGTCTTTCAACGATTCAGATGATGCGGTTTGTCCAGTTGTATGTCCTGATAGTGGGTTGACCATGTTAGTTCACCTCGATGATTGTTGAGAATATCAGTTCCGTGTCGTTTGACTTCGTGATTGCGTCGTACGTGTATCGGAACAATGCTCGGTCAGCCGAGCGAATGCACACCTCTCGGAGAGGTAAGGTAAATGAATCAGTCGTCGTCAGTTTAGCCTCGACTGAAATGGTGTTGTCATCGACAATACGCACGACAGGTGTGACTGTGACAGCAGGGCGACCTGCTCCGCCGTCTTCACTGGTGGCAATACCTCCGTCAAAGCCAAAGACCACTTGCGTAATCTCCTCAGCCAACTTATCCACTACAAATCGGTGTCCTGATGTTAATAACGGCATTCAACCATTCCCCTTTACTATCCATTTCGATTGAGATGTCCCCAGCGTCAACAATACGTTGTCTGCTTCGGCTACTGAGCCATCTCCTTTAATCAATCCCCTTGTAGGATGCCCAATTATCATTCCTTCGGGTCGAACTTGCCTTGCAGCGATGACCCAAGTGGTTTTGACGGTCATTGTAGCGCTGACAGCGTAGTTTTTCTCTTTGACCTGCTGTTTTTCCTCTTGTCCGTCGTCAAACATCGAAGAAATGTCGCCTTCTTGCGCTCGTTGTATCAAATCTTCCAAACTACCCTCTATTGACGACACTTTGATGTCAGAACGGCGCTCGGTGAGGTTGTGACGCACTCGTAGGACAATATCTTGGGTTTTTTCGCCAATATCTTGGAACGAAACGATGTCACCGGCACGTACAGCCATCGAATTGATGGTTCCGGTCAACATTTTGGCTCCTTTTGCACGCTTTGCAGTAGCCAAGAACTTCCGACCGATGTTTTTGGTCGCATTACGGTTGTTTGCCGTCGGTGCAAAGATACCACCCTGCACTTCACGCACTCCATCCTTCTGAGACTCAATATCGTCGACCTGAATGATGTTATCGTCATTGTTCGCACGTCGTTTTCCACGCACAGTTACTCTATTCGGTGCTGCGTCCATGTTTTCTTCGTTGATACCGTCAGAAACCATGTCTTGATGAATGTAAACCGACCTATTGCCACGCAACTGATGCACGTAACTAACCATTCCATGAGAGTCGGTCTTTGTCATGAAGCCATCGTGCCTTGCTAAGTATCGCAAAGCAGTCAAAGCGTCCACATTGTTGATATTCTTTGCCACAAACACGTTACTTGGTGCCGAAATACGGAAACCTGAGAGTGTTTTCCTACCCTCCGTGACGATTCGTTCAGCCAAGTCACTCGTCCGAAGGCCGACAGCCACTGGTTGTGCGATTTGCAAGCGCTTACCGTCGAATCCCATGTCAATCAGGCTGCGACCCTTGAGGTTATTCAGGCGAATTCGTGTACCCTTCGTTGCTGTTTCTATAGAATGTGGTGCGAGACGTTGTTTACTGTCATCGACATTGACAAACAGCGAGGGGACAGTCGACGAAGCGTCGAACTGGTCGTCTCCGTGGAAGACACCGCCCCTGAATCTGTTCCCACCCGACGATGTGTGTTCGATTCGGATGGTGTCGTCCTCTTCTGATAGTGTGTAGGTCTTGTCGGTCGACGACTCAAAGTCTGTACGCACAGGCGAGCCTGCTACACGCTTGGTAGCCGACGACACGTACGTAGCGTGACGCACAGCGTTGTCAACAAACGACGGTTTGCGAACACGCTTCATGACAGTTGACTGGGCTTCGCTAAATCGCCCTGTCGTTCTGTTGTATGCGTCAGCCATCCTATCACTCTCCTTTCCATCCACCTTGTCTGACTTTTTGCGCTTCTTCGTGCAAGTCACTGTGGCTGAACTTGGGATTATTCCATATGAAATTCTTGACGTTTTCTTTTTCACCCTTGAAATCGGGTGGCTGGAAATTAGCCATAGTTTCGTGAACAACCAACCACTGCTTGTAAGGTTCTAAATTACCTTTCTTGCCTTCGCTAACTGCATGTGCGAGCGCTTGTCTCATTTCAGGAACGTTATTGAGAGTTTCATGCACAGATTCGTGTCGTAGTAAATCAGTCATACTGTCAATAAGTGCGGGGTCGAACTTCTTATCATAATTTTTCCAATAACTATTGATTACACCTTCTTTATCGTATGGGTATTCAGGCGTTTGAAATTCACCACCTGTTATTTTTTCTACCTCTTGTGGAAACTTACTATGGCCTAAGTTGATGTTCGCTTGGGCGGGATTACTTTCAATGTTTGAAAGCCAGTCGGGACTAAAACTATGAGGGACAAAGCCAGCAGGCATAGTCTGCTCCCTCGGAGCATCTTCAAACAAGAACTCAGTTTTCAAAACCCGCCAAGCCTCATCCATCGGTGTCACGCTATCACTCTCCACTGTGGTCGCCCGTGTTAAAAGACGTATCGCCCGAACTGCCCTTCGGGTGTAAGGTTTGGCTGTGTCGTGGTTGCACTGAGAAGTCAGACTCGCCGTCCTCAGCCAATCGACGAGGTGCATCGCTGCGGAAGTGCTCAAGCGTGTTTTCGCTCATGACAATACGAGCGACTGGCTGTGTTACATCAGTCTTCGTATATCCTGTTACGTCGACGCCAAGAATCTTCGGACCGTCGCTCGTTGAAGTGGTCACGCTACTTGCAGGCTTGATGGCATACACTGGCTTGTATGGAGGCGACGAAGGCGTACCTGTACGGGCTGACGGTGCGTCACTGACATAGAAGCCATACTTGCAACCACCTGTGGCTGCATAGAAGTTCGGGCTGGCCTGTGGTGTACTGCCTGTCACAACAGGGTTGTGTCGGAACATTTGGATGTGTGACTTGTCAAGTGTCATGACTGGGCGCAGTAAGAACTCGATTGTGCTGTCCGTGTTGTTCGTACGGTCAATCTTTGGGGAATGGTTCGCATCCTGATACGGGTTCGTTGAATCAGCCGCAGCAGTTGCACCCCAGCCGAAGTCGGACAGTACACCTTCTCGCACCGACCAATCCATCACGTATGTGCCACCGAGCGCCCAAAATGCGTGAGCGTTCGATACACGCAGTACACCCTTGACAGGCTGTCCACTCCAAGAGAGTGATGTCATGTCGAGATGTCCAAGTGTCTGACTGCCGATGTTGAGTGCTCCACGCAGTGTCGTACGTTGTCCGACCTCACGGTCAGTGTGCAGGCTGTGTGCTTCTGTGCTCATGATGACGTACTCACGACTGATGCCGTCATTGAGTTCACCAAGGGTATCAACGTCAAGTCCCGCACGTACGCCGTCACCGCCAACAGGCTCGGCCAACAGCGAGTTAGCAGTTACTGACTCAACACCTTCACTGACCATAGCGGTCGGTTTGAGCAACCCATCTTCATCAGCAAGACCAAGTCGATTGCTGATACCACGTTCGACTTCGTCAGTTTGTAGTACATCGTTTCGTGGGCGAATCAATCCTTTTCCTACAGTTGGTTCAGCAGTAGGTTGTGAGACAACCAATCCTGTTGGCTCGACTGTTTCAGATACATCGGCTAACAGGCTCTCGTTGAAGTGTGTAGGCCAACGAACACCACGTCCGTCACCACGGTCACCCACTCGCATGGCGCTGGCAGGGTTAAACCAGTCCGCAGTACCCATGTTTGAAGATGCGTTGTTGTCATTGTTGGCGTTACCGCTGTAACGGTCAGTGCCGTCACCACCGAACAGGCTGTTCGCAGCAGGTCGATGTGCAACGTTGGTGTCAGCGTAAGCATCCTCAGGGTCCCACGCAGGTCGAATACCAAACCCACGTACTGGGAATCGACGCACGTCTTCACCACGCGTGTTGCCCCACCAGTCAATTAAGTAGAAGCGATGAGCCTGAGCAAGTTCAGCAATACCCAAACCTGCGTGGTCATTCGGGTACATGCGTCGAACGGATGAAGAGTTACGCACTGTTCGTACAGGGCAACCAAACGGTTGTGTCATACGACGACCGTCGCTGTATCGTACCTGTCGACCGATTTGGTCTTGATTGAGCATAGCACTGATTTGAGTCAGTCGCTCCAGTATACCAGTGTAGGTAGCGGGGAAGTCTGCGTCGGATTGTCCGTCGGGATTTGAAGATGCATGATACGTGTCAGCACCAACGTAATCCCAGCCACCTGTTTTGCTATCTTGCTGAACAAACGGACCATGGTAGTAACCGAGCAATGCGTTGGCTTGTGTACCTTCAATCCACCCTCGCACGTACGGAGACCACCGTGGTCGATTGTACGGCTGTCTTACCGAAAACCGGTAACCGAAGCATGTGTTTCGTGCATGGTCTGAATCGGAAGTCATCTGTGCATACGTGCGTTCTTCGATACCGCTGTCGTCACGGAACCCTACACAATCGATGCCGAACAACTTACCGCCCCATCCAATGACAGCCTCAAGGAATCCGTCGAGGCGACTTGAACCTGCGCCTCCACGAGAACCACTCGGCCAGTAACCTGCAAAGTTGTATTTGTCTGAGCCATCTGTACCACCTTGGTGGTCGAGTGTACCCGTTCCGTCGACCAGTGCATCCATCTGTGCAGCGGTGTACACCGTTCCATCGTGCAAGTCGGCTGTTGAAGCATCGTTATCAGCATCGTGCGGCGGAGCGACCCACTTCATGCCAAGTGCAAACGGACCCTTTGATGCTGCATAGAAGAAGTCGTGATAGTGAATCGTTTCAAAGTGCTCAGGGATGTTGTTGAGCGATGCTTCGTTGACAGGTGAGTCGGCTGCACCTGTGGCGCTATAGAACGAACGACTGCTGTCATCTGAGTAGTATGTATAGGGGCGACCGAGATTTGGATGCCACATACACAAGAATGCATCAGGTGTATGTAACGAGTTGGTATCTCGTGTGCCTGCGAACGTCTGAGCAAGGGTGCGTGTAGCAATGCTCGATTTGGAATCCTTGAACACCTCGCCTGCCTTTCTGTTATCGTATGGTCCGCTGAGTCGTAGGACTGTGCCTGCTGTCAGGTTTGTAAAGAACAGGTTGGCTGTCGATACCCCTTCAAATATCGTAGCAGCAGCCAATGTAGCGTGTGCCAGTGTACCCGTGCGATTAGTGTAAGTAGCCGTACGACGCTCACCATCAGCATCGATATACTCCAACACCTCACCGTAGTACGGCTCGACAGGGAACAACTCGTTGCTGTCGACTGTGACAGTCTGTGCGCTGGCATCAGACGAAATGACGACGCAACTTGGATTTAGGCTACGTGCCCGATAGTGCTCACCGTAGATGTCAGGGTAGATTGTTGAGAAACCTGCAAGCGTAATCTGTGCACCAACCGCACCAAACGCAGGTCGATTGAGTTGATAGTAATGGTCGGGTGTGTGCCACTCAAGGAACTTGAACTCGTCAGCCGAACTGTTGCGTGCACCATCTTTGTGCAACTGTGCCCACCATGGTACTGTTGTGGTCATACCCGGTGTTGTTTGAATAAACATGTTCGGTCGATATGGCAGGCTACGACGTGTAAACGCAGGTGAAGCAGTTTCATCAACGCCAAGCGGGTTATACAATCCCAGTGTAGGTATGTTGGTGAATTGACTTCCCGCATCAGGTTCCAAGTCAAGTATGACTTCGTTGATGATGATTTCACAACCTCTTACGTCGGCCATCGTTGCTTCGGCAAGGACAAGCGTCATTGCACCAAGGTTGGATTTGTCATGCTCTATGGCGATGACAGTGTTGACTTGTTGCCCTGTTAATTCAGTTACCTTCGTACCTGACTCAGATGGGGCTTTGGTTGCATCGCTGTGATTGAGATGGTAACCAGTAATCTGTTGTGAGAACACGTTCGGCTGAATGATAATCTGATACGCTCCGACTTCCATCGGGTCAGGGAAGTGATTGTCAAGCGTGTACGTACCTGCTGCTTCCAACACAATTGAATGTCCGCCTTGTGAGTTGGTTGTCCCTGCCGAACCGTTCGATGCAGCGATACCATAACCATCGTATTTGACCTTCGTCTCAGTCATGAGCGTAAACGCGCCACCGTGAATGTCAGACGGGGCAAACGCTGCCGTCGGTCCGCTGAACCATACAAGCGGGTCACGACCGAATCCCTTGTCGACCACATCACTACTACCCAAGAATTCATCTTCATACGGTTTGTTGGATGCACTTCGACAAGCAAGGTGTAAATCGTACATTCGCTGATAAGCAGGGTGAGCGTAATGACCGGGTAGCAGTGCCATTGTCGGTGTAACGTAATGATGACCCATACGAGGGATAGGCATAGGTGTCATCTTGGGATTTGTCAGGTAAAGATACGCATTAGCAGTATCACCAGTCATGCCTACCCAATCAACGTTCGGCATGTCAGGGCTTGAGCCACTGTATTCGCTGTGGTCACGCAATCGACGCGATGCAAAGAAACGTGTACTACCCGCAGGCATGAAGTATGAAGGTACGACTTTGAGGCCAGTCTTTCCTGTGACGAACGATACAAAATCAGGAGATACAACAACACCAGTGAATTTGTTTGTACCTGTATTAGTGTAGGATGCAAGAACACCTTTGTTTGTTGTCGGGTCATAGACTCGCAAGAACCAACGACCGCCGCTTTGTTCACTGGTGACCTTCCAAACAGCCGGTTCAGGTGTTGACCCGACGTCGATTTCATCGCCTGACAATGAAGTAAAAGACAACTCATCAACGTCGTCACGGTGCGTCATTGTTACACCCATGCGTGTAATGTGGAATTGTAGCGAACGGTCATGTGGCTCGTAGGCTGTTTCAAGTGGGTTGTTGTTTGTGTGGTCTGACCAACCTTCAACAGAAGAGTCAGGAGAGCCGAGTCGTGTCTTACTCTTTGCTGTTGATATGTCTGTGCCATCTTGACTCAGATGCTCCCACCCGTTATTCTCCCACGTAGGCCAAGCACGTGGTCCGGGCTGAGCGTTGTTGAACATATCCGTAATCGCCTGCTGAGGCTGTGATGGATGTTGCATACCACCGCTACCCATCGTTTCGTTCTGATAGCCTTGTATACGGTCAAAACTCGGTCGAACAATGATGTTGCCCGGAATGTCGTCAGGGTCAGGTAGTCGTATTTTCAAGTTGGGCGATATGCCTGAACCTGCAAGTGCAGGTGACAAGCCCTCTATTTCTCTATCACTTAGATGTCTGAAATCAAGAATGACTGTTCCAAGCGGACTGCCGCCTGCGATTCTGTGCTCTTGTCCAGTGTCGTCAACAACCTGTAGGCTTTGGAACTGAATCTCTTCGTTTGGAATGAGCAAGGCATCTTCAATCTTCGTGGTAAATTGATTTTGCTCAGCCAGTTGCGGGTGTGATAACTCCTGTGCCTGAATGATTGGGAACATCGCACCGTTTGTCGTTTCAAACGAAAATCGATTGTTTCCAAGTATCTTCTCACCAACCTTCTTGTAGGCTCCGCCATCCTTTCTATAGACCCACGGTACCATACCAAGACCCCGTGCGTTGACAGCAGGCATAGTAAGATTACCGCCGTCCATGCGCTTCCATACGATGTGTTCTTCGTTGAAGTTGCGAGCAGGATGTTCTTCTTTATAGAATTTGTAAATACCAGTAGCAGTTGCACTGTACTCAGTCAGTGTTGAAACACCCTTGCACGTAACCCCGTATGTGGCAGTGTCTTCGTGGAACTGACTCGCAGTGACCTTTGACTCGTCCCAAAATAAATCACCCGTAGGGCTTTGACAAGGGTCAGCACGCTCAATGCCACTCGTACCAAGGGCGCTGTGCCAGTACGTTTCTGTACCAACGGCAGGGTATGATGCGGTTTGTGGGTAGGAACTTACATCGGTCATCATCATCGCTTCAACGTGCGGACCTGCTGTAGCGGGACCGACGTATCGGTCACGATTGTGTACCTTCGCAGTGTCCCACTGGGTTGTACCTGCGTGTGTAATATTTCCACCCCGTTTGAGGTCAAGCCAGTCACCTGCACAAAGAATACCATCACGGTCAGCCTTTGCAATCAAAGGCATCTCGCTTTCGTGTGTGATAGCAATCAAATGACGTGAGGCCAAACCAATCTCGCAAGATTGCTCGGTGACACTTGCAGGCATTGAGTCAGCACCAACGGGTGAACTGCCTGACAAACAAGATTCGGCTGCCCCGTATGGATTGAATCCGAGGAACGGGTGCCATGCACCTTTGCCAGCAGGGAACTTGGTGCTACCGATTTGGGTACCGTTGTACGAGTTAAGATAGGAGTACGCTTCACCTGACCAACCAACTGCTCCGATTGGCTTGGTTCGGTCAACAGCATCGACATATCCACTGTAGTGGACTTGTGTCATGTGGTTACGGGCTTCGGAGGTGTTGTTGTAACGATGGGTACCTGCTTTAGTCCACACGTAAATTTTGACAGCACCTGCTCCTAATCCATTGATAGTCGATGCTGTAACCGCAGCCTTTGTTGTCGGGTCGACTATATTGGTTGTAGTTGTCAAGTTTTTCGCCAGTGTAAACGTAGCGCTACTGTAAGAAGCATAAGATGCAAAGCCTACGTTTGAACCTCCGTCTGTAATACGCAGCCAACCGTATTGAGGCAATGTTGTGGGAATAGATGCGTTGGCCTGTAATGTTGCAGCAGCGCCACTTTCGGCAGTATACCCACCAGTAGCCATCGTTAGTTCAACCCAACCGTATCGGTCTTGTTTGGCAGCGGTTTGGAACGAGGGCAGGAACGTACCACCAATCGCTTTGAGTGGGTCAGTTCCGGGGAATGTATTGACACCTGCTGAAACAATCGTGGCAAGTTCCTCGGCGTTCTGTGCACGAGTAGCGTCGATAACAACGTAATCTGCGTTGCTTGTCATGTTTGTGTCGCCTCCAAATGTACCCAAGTAAGCAGTTCCTAACAAAGACGACACACGGAATACTGTAGGGTTTTGCTGAGCGTTTGAGCCAGTCGATATACGATGAGTTGATACTGGGTGCTTTGGGTTGCGTTCGATGTGGTTGTCGAGGAAATGACCGCCGGGGTGATATCCTCCGTCCATGTGCCAAACGCACGAGCGTGCGAGTGTTGTGGCGAGACCTGATGCGCCCATTGCAACACCTGCATAATTCGTAAATACATATGACATCGGGTGGGCGTGAGCAGGTGGGTTTGTTGCGGTCATTTGTGTATCGTAAAACAACCCTTGCCCTGCCGTCTGAGCAAACAATGTACTGTTCGGTTGACCTTTAGATGGTTCCCAATTCATAACATAGTTGTAGCCTTGCACGTTACCTTTCTGATACTCGGCAGTAGGTGGCAAGTGAGCACTGAATCCATTACGGCTGGCTGCACCGTGTGCAATCTCGTTAGGCAAATTCTTACCAGTAGGCACAGCGCTGTAGCCGTTACCGCCCGTAACAATGCTCGACAATTGCGGTTCGTGTGCTGCAAAGTTGTGAGGCACGCTTTGACCGGGGCCGAAAATCATGTACGTTGTATGGTCAGTCGTATTACCTGTTGCAGTGTAACGAGCGTGTGGGTGTGAGAATCGAAGAACAATTGGACTTGGTCGCTGACAGCGAACAGTGGTTGAACTGTCCGTATACGTCACACCAGTGGCAGCGTTGAATTTGCTGGTTCCCGCATCTAAATCAAATGACAGCATGGCATCTTGATTGAAGAATGGCATGCTGTTGCGACCTTCATGTTGGTCAAGATAAGGAGTTCCGGGGAACATAGCGAGCATTGCGTTTGCATCGAGCAAAGCGTATGAGCCTGCTATTTCACCGACGTTTTGTAATCCAGCCGAGCCTGTTGGTCCACCTGAGTATGGATGTTCATAGAACTCACTGTAGTCGTTTTGTGTTCCGTCGTTGACATCAAGCGTTACGCCTGAAAATCCGCCACCAAAATACAGCGGTACCCAGTGGTCAGGGCTATCGTGTGCGCCTCGGAAGTGCAAGAACGGCTCACCATGATGACTGCCTGCTCGACGAATGCCTCCTACTTCAGAAGAGTATTCTATAGAACCTTGCCTTACAAGGATGTCGCTGTTAGCAATTGTTCCACTCCACTGTGCTGAATCGGCTACAAACTCAAGTTCAGTCGTTGATGTCGAGCCGGGTTTGCTTGATACAATACCTGATTCTTCACTGCCGAGCCATACTGTGATTTTTTCAGCCCAACTATCTGTATCAGTCGATGCAGGTGTAGTGATGAGATACAGGTATTGGCTTGCAGGTAACGTAATGGCCGTACTGCTCGTATGGTGAACGTTAATCATAGGGCTGTTGACGCACGGTATGACACGGTCACCTTCTGTTCTATAGAACGTATTGCCCCGTAAATTTTGTTTCCAATCAATCGTGTCGACGACGTTGTTTGCGCTGTCAACAAGAACAGGTGTTGCGGTGTTTGCATTCGTTCCCCTATACTTCGTTGTAATATGTAGTACAGTCTTAGGTATGTAACCGACATCAAGACGAGCACCGTCAGCGATTTCATCAGAGTTCAGTCCGCCCAAGTGGTCAGTACCAGTCGCTTGGACGGATGCACCTGCTTGGAATCCCCAGTCTTTCTCACGACTAACTTCAAACAATTTTCGTAGCGGAATGATGCGCTTCGATGTTGAATGTGATTTAACACGAATGGCTGTAGGAGATACACCCCATTCGCCGAGTGTGCGACCGTCGGGTGCAAGCATGTGCGTACAGTCAAATGTGGTTTTGTTGACATCCTCACTGTTCGGGTCGTCCATGGTCAAGGCAAACTCAACGGCAGCAGCCATAACCTCGTCCGTCAATACAGACGTAAACGACATACGTGGACAGATGATTCGTGTTACACCTGAGCCGTATGCTGTCGTGTTACCCTCAACATTGTACAAATAATGGACGCCCGATGCGCCTGCCTTGCCGTAGTTAGAACGACTTTGATAATACAGTGGCTCTCCATTGTTACCGGGAGTCCCTGTACTATTTACGTCATTGAGTTGAATCATACCCTTTTCAGGGAATCCAAGATAGCCCAAGATGTCGGGATGATTCAACGTGCTACCTGTATCATAAGGAGCCGTGAATGTAATTTTGAGAGCATCAGCACCACTTACTGTGACAACTTGGACAGTCGCCGATATGCCAGTCGCAGGTGACGGATAATTGTTCCACAGGTTACCTTTGAATTTCTTCTTTGTACCTGTTGTAAACTCTCCACATACGTCACCTTCTCCAAACATGTGCTTACCAATAGTGAATCCACCCTGCCCTACATCACGGTCATCGAAGTGAATAACAACTTCGTCGTCGAGCGTTGATGGTAGTACAGTCAAGTCGTTTGCAAACGCCTGACCGTGTTGCCGATATACCATACGGATGGTGTGGTTTTTGCCACGGTGGTCGACGAAACGAATGCCGTACAGTTGACCGTCGCCGATGTTGTCTGTTCTCAATTGCTCATCAGGTATGTAACCACCAGTTGATGTAGCATCAACTGTTCCATGCTGTGCAAATGCAGCGACGTTATTACCGTAAATGTGCTCAAAGCGAGTATCTTGTTGGTCACGACCAAAGCCCCAGTTACCTGCGTCGGGTGCCCAACCGGGTATGCCTGCCTGTGTCAAGCCGCCGAAGTTGATACGAGCACGTGCAGGTGTGCCAATACGCAGTCCATCGATGAGTTGAGAGGCAGGGCTTTTCGCCTCAAACGATTCGTCAATGATTGTGTTGGAGTTACGACCTGATGCGATTTCACTGGTTGAAGAAGCCATGTTGCTCGATGTACCTGTTGTCTCAGGTCCGAATTCAAGGTTGTTTCTGAATGGTTCATCCACCTCATCGGGCGGAAGATATTCTTTGAGCGTCGTGATTGGTGCGAATGGACGACCAAACCGATTGATTGGCATGGGTGCAGGGTGCATGTTTTCGCCTGTCATTTCGTCAGGCTGGCACCAATAATTACGGAATCGACCACCGTGTCCAATTAAGAACTGCGGTCTATACGACAACTGACCACGTGCATTGTCAAGCCACACACAGAAGTTACGGCCTGACGCACCGGGTATTGTGCTGTGAATAATGATACTGAATCCCGATTTACCACCTGAATCCGATACAACTCGACCGAGGTGAGCACGCATGTAGCCCATGTGTGTACCACGGTCATGCGAAGCAAACGCTCGCTCTTTGTCCCAAAACGGAGAGGGGTCATGCGTGCTTCCAGTAGCAGCAAAGCCTGCGTTGAGATGAGCAGCAGTGGGGTCGGTGATGCCGTTTGTCACGTCAGCCTGATTTGCTACGCGTGACAAGCCGAATCGTTCACTTTCGCCAAAGAATTGGTCAGCAGGCTTTCGTGCATGTGTTCGTCCGTTTGGTGCACCTGCTTGATTTATCAGGCGAACGATTTCACGAGCAGCCGCCTCGATGTTACGAATACCGTCTTTCATTCCAATCTCACCAAAATCAATCGTAAGACGTCGAACAAAGTCCATGTCAGACCAGTGAGGCAAATGCTGTAAGCGAGATTCTTCATGCGTTGACAAATCAAGTGACGTTGTACGAATACCCTTGAGCGCTAAGAAAACGGGAATGCATCGTGTACCATCAGGTGTATCAAAGAATGTCGAGTTTTCAGTGGTCGATACATCTATTTGCTGATGGTCAGCGTTAGCGTTGTCTCTTGCACCCGACATTACCGCTTTGTTTGTACGAACTTGTACTCCGTCAATGTCAGGGTCACTCGGTGTATGCCCATGATAACCAGTAGAATGTGTGCTCAAATCAACGTTTAGATTCCATGTCGATTTGTGTGCCATGGCTGCTTCCATAAACTCAGACTGAGTTGTCGATGCAAGCGATTTGTTTTGAGAAGGAAAGCCGTTGGCGACATCAAGTCCTGTACCTGCTCCAGTTGTTTGGTTGTTGATAGTACCTGCTCCTTCCGGCTCATCACCAATTGTTGCAGCCTGTGGGCTTGACTGCACTTGCATCCATAGGTCTTGAAATGCAATGAACTCACGGTCGTGCGCTACGTCGTACAACAGTACACGTGCATGCTCCTCAGTTGATTGGTAAGGGTCGATGTATGCTACAGTGGGTGCGTTCGTCGCATCTAGTCCTAGCGCTTCGTAATTTAGTTCAACAGTTTTGTTGACGTGCTGAACGAAGTTGCGTGCAGTCTCTATGCATGAATTACCAATCAAGAAGTTCTCCATCGCTATGCTTTCACGTGGCGTCGTAGCAAAGTCACCTTCGCCTTCTAAGAATCCACTCCATACCTCAGCCTCATTGAGCGTTCCTCGACTCTTGCAGAACAGCCCCTCGATTGCATGAGGATTTGTGTAATGCATGTTCATCCAAACGGTATCACCTGCTCGCAGACCACCGTTGCAATACGGGTTTGCCCAAGTCGTGTTCAAGAATGCGTCTTCCTTGACCTCAGGGTAAACGCCTGAGGGTGCGTGCATGTCCCATAGGATGATTTCATCTCCAATCTGTGGGCTAAAGCCTGCATCAAGATTGTTTAATGCAATCAACCCTGTCGTTGTATTAATTGTGTCATAATGAGCAAACTTGTATACAGTCCCATTCCACCACGCAATTCTGTATTTGTAGTTTGAAGCGTGTGCGATGCTTTTTGGGAAATCAGTTATGTCAGCGAGATACAGATTATTTGCTAAGAAAGCAAAGGCACATGTCGAGCGAGCACGCTTGTTCTTAATGCGCTTGAGATGCGGATTTGCACGTGGGCCTGCACGGAACTCTACGGCACTAACGTATTGCTTCATGCCATAATCCACGTTGCCTCCTTGCGTCATGACGTTTGCACGGTCATAGTAATAAGGTCGACGAGCCTCAAACCCTGCACTGTCAACCAGTGGATTGTCAGCAATGGACGGATAATTCATGTCCTGAAAGCCCGAAGCGGGAATGATTGAAACACCAACCGACAGTTGCTGCAAGAAATTCTTGCTGAACGCCCAGTTGTCATCAGCCGTCGTGCTACCCGCTACTTCAAGATAACCGGCTGTGTTGCGAGTGTCGTATAACACCCACTCGCCTGACGGCAAAAATGCACGACGGTAGCGCAGTGCACCGTCAATCGATGCTACGGTAACAGGTGCAGCCGTAGCGATGGGGAAGACTTTGTAATCTTGAACATAGATGCGTCGGTTACTTGACTCGTAGGGCTGACTTACCACAGTTCCTCGGCGATGCGAGTTTGTTTTGATTGATGTCGAAAATGCGCTGTTGACTGTTGGGTCTTCGGGTGCAACTGATGGTGCACGTCGACCAACAGGATTAGGCGCCCATGTTGGAGCAGCATACGTTGGGTCAAGATGCAACTTCATGCTGTTGTCAGGTCCGGGGAAGATGCCTTCGTCCTCGTTTTCAAAGAAGAAGTCGTCGAAGAGAGGAATCTCGACCATTGCACGTGTGCTCGCATACTGCGTACCGAGTTGGTAATCGTGTTGTACTGTATCAAGTGTTTGGAACAATCGGTCGTTGATGGTCGTCCCGTCGTTGCACATCGAACCCTCGTTGAACTGGTCGTCGACTTCGATGATTGAGCCTACCTTTGCGCCAGTAGCGCTCAGCCAAGCGCTGAAAGAATCGCTTTCAGACCCATCAGTAAGTACAAACTTACCACTACCAGTATGACCCGTTCCCGAAGCGAACGTGAACGACGTTCCGTTTTTGCTTGTGTATTCGGCTGAGGCATACTTCGTCGCACTATCGCCTGACTCCACAGGAACTCCAAAGTATATTCGACCAACTTTGGGGAAGCAGTATGTGCCCCATGAAGCAAGGGCTGACGATTTGTTGTTGAGTGGTACAACTCCGACTGATGTACTGGAGGTTGCCGATAATCGGGCTGAGCAGTCTCGGCGTGTTGACCAGCCGAGGCGAGCCGTTGGTGAAGGGTTGTATGTTGGCTTTGTATTGATAGCACCCTGCCCTGCGCCTCCAAGCGTTACCGTAACGACTGGTGAACCGGGCATGGTCTCTTTGACGACGAACGAATCAGGTGCTCCGTCACCCTTGACACTGATTGAGTTGGCAGCCAAGTCAGCCCCAAGTCCATGTGCTCGGAGAACAGACGTACCTGCATCACCGTCAGACATTGTGAGCGCACGGCCACGCCCCATGAGATAGTGAATTTCAAACTGGTTGGCTCGTACGCTTGTCCCTTGTTCGTTTGTGAACAACTTTGACAGTTGTGTGAAACGATTGCGGTCAGAAGGCTGTACTACAAGGTCGACTTGTATTCCGTTTTCTGTGTGAGAAATGATGTCAAATACCTCATGTACACCACTACTTTGAGATGTAGTTCCTATTGAAGATGCAACTGGCTGATAAAATAGTTCTTCATTGTCAACAACCGCTTGCACTGAGCCTGCTGCCAATGTAATCGATGTGCTTGTTGAACTGGCTACCGTACCAAGTTGAACACCACTAAGGCTGAAAAGACGTGTACCTGCGCCGAAAAAGTTCGTAGCGTTGGCACCATCGACGTTTATCGTTGTAGTCCCTGAGGAATAACCACTTCCGTTGTTCACAAAGACCCCAGTACTGCTACGAACCTGCCCTTGTTTCGACTGAACTAACTCAGCCTCGCTGTCAATAACGAACGAATCATTACCGCCACTGGCTGGTATGATGACGACTTTGTTGAATACCGAATCACGTGCGCTGTTGCTCGCACGAGGAGAAACGATACGGCGTGGGTTGAGTTGCGGCGAATCGGAACTGTGGACTGGGAGGTAGTTGTCGGGACACATCGTAAAATCAAGAGCACGCTCAGTCTGATACCCTTCTTCATCATCGCCGTTTAGTTCGCCAGCATTAAACACCATCTGAGGTGTTTTAATGCACGTTATTGTACCACCTGCTGCATGAACAACAGCCTCGCCTGCTTCAACATCTGTGTGAATTAAATCGATAATTCGTGTTCCCGAAGTAACTTCCTCGCCAACATCAGGGTAGGTGCTCTCAACGAGAAGTGCTCCATGACTGAGATATGAATTGACGATTGCGTTCGCAGTTGCTGCTGATTGGAACGCACCTGTCGTGGCTGACGAAAACGTGAGTGTGTTTGCAGAATGACTGATTGTTGCAGTAATTGAACTTGCACCTGCTACTTCCCCTCCTATGCTGATAAGGTCAGCAGTAATTGTATCAGTGTCAGCACCGAACTGCTTGACAGAAGCAAATGTCAGAACAGTTCCGCTACCACTTATTCCTGTCGTCAATCGTGCAGTAGCAGCGTGTTTGATACCACGCCCAGTGATGTCGACAGCGCTGTATTTGATTTGTACAACTGCGGGTCGGTCGTACTGCAAAAGTGATGGCAGTTCTAACACCGCAGTCCGACCTACAGATGAAGGCGTCATGTGGCGAATGTGTTCATCTGAGTCTGTTGTTAGTGAATCGACAGATGTCGAGGTGGCTGACCTGAGTAAAAATTTACTTACATCGTCGACACCAAGTGCGAGTATGTTTCGTTTTGAATCAGTTATACCCGCCATCCCATTTTCCACAACCTGTTGAACTACTGATGTATATGCGGTTGCCGCGACAGTAAATGGTCCTGAAACGTCATAGAAAGACACGACTGAGTTCGCAGGTGCAGCGTCACGCACGTTTGCGTACTGTGGAGCAAACGTTGCAGTCATGACAGATGCTGAACCATCGATATTTTGCTCGACTTCTGATTCGATTGGGCGTGGTAGCATACCGATGTACGGGTGGCTTTTGACATGGTTGAGTATATGCCGACCAGTGTGACCTGCTGTGAAATTGCGACCCATGTTTGTAGTCGCTGAGTATTTCATGTACGGGTCGTCAACAATGGACATTCGTGTTGAAAACACAATGCCGTGATTTTCAAAGTCACTTTCGTCAATAACGACTTGACCTTGCCTGTTTGAAAACTGCGTACCTGTACCTACGCCTTGATTACCGGTTCCACTATCGACAAGACAGTCACCGATGACAATCACTGCATCACTCGCACTATGTGCCATAAGCAACCCACGTCGTCCGTTTGTTGCGTTTGAAACAAAGTCAAGGTGTATGCTTTCGACCGTAATCGTGCCAGCACTTGCATCAACATTCATCAGACGTGCACGTTCAGGTGCCTCACGATTGGGTACGCCAGTTGTCCGATTGTAGCCGAGAGGGTTGATGAGTAAGTTGAAAGATACTTGTGGAATTGTAATTGTGCTTTCTGAGTTGGCTGCATTCTTCGTCACAGTGTAATTTCCTGCTGAATAAGCAGTCGAAGTCAAGTCAAGCGAAGTAATGCCACTCTTACCTGTCAGTGTGTCGATGAGTGACTGGGCTTCTGTTGTTCCGATTGTAACCGTCGAGTTGGCTGACGTTGATGCTGAAAGTGATGGTAGTGTAAGTATGGTCGAGATGGGTTCAATCGGTTCCTCAAATCGCCAAAGACCAAGCGTCGAATCTGTAGTGACTGGAGCATACGAATCAACACTACTGTCATGTGCACCTCGTGCCCAATGAATCGCCTCGATTGTTCCACGGAACTCACCGCCTTGACCGCCCATGAATATCTGAGTTGGGTATACAACAAGTTCGTGGTCAGTTGAAAGAGTCCTTGTCGCAACAACATCTCCGTTAATGCGTAGCGACAAATGGCGCTTGTCAAACACGAATGCGACTTGTAAAAGTTCCCTGTGCCCATCATGCACGGCTGCGTTGTTGTTTTTGATACCGTCAAGTGCATCGTATGAATCATGAGCAAAGGTGGCAGGACGTGGATAAACAACACCATCATAGTGAGAGACGTTGCCGTCAGAATCAGTGATGGGTCTTGCACTGCTGAGCGTGAATGTGTTTTCATCACCTGTGCTCTTGCTTCTCAATTTTACTTGAAAGGCAGCCGGTGCACTACTTGACGGAGCACCAACGACAAGTCGCATAACATGTTCGTATTCCCACACGATGCCCCCCGAATCGGGAATAACCCATGCTTCCAATGTAAACGCATCAAGTACATTCGGTATACTTGTATCATTTACGGAAGCACCCTTTTGGTAGTTGCCTGCATCCTGTGCAAATTTTTGCATGGGTACAACGACAGCATCCGAGATACCGTTGAATCGCATGGCATATGTGGAGTCCGCCGATACAACCAAATCAAACACCTGCCACTTTGTGAACCATAATCAAATCGAGGTCGGCCACGTAGTAGTTCTTCCCAGCCTCCTTGCGTAAATGAAAGTTTTCAGGCAAAACGTAAATACCGTTTGCTCTTGATTGGGATGATACTTCACCCTTCAACGCATCGATTGTAGCCGCCCCTATATCTTTCAAACCGTCATAGAGATTATCAAGTCCAAACGCACTGAACGCTAAGTCCAACACATCATCAACTGCGCCTAGAAGCATGTCAGGGATAGATTCTTCTTGTTCACTGTCATCAAGGACACTCTGACCATCTTTTGAAGTCTTTGAAGGTGCAATCATCGGCTTAGAGGCAGGTAGTGTGTTTCCATCTGAACTTTTATCATCAGGTGATGTTGTACGACCGTACGTTGTAAAGAAGTTCCGAACCTCCGGTGTAACCGCATTTGACTGTATGAGTGAGTCGTAAGGTATCTGTATACCCCTGAGCAAGTCAGTTGATGTCTTTGCATTTGCCAACAGCCCAAGAAGTGTTTGAGCCTTATCGCCTGCACTCATCAAGTTCCCAACTATGCCAGTAGGCGGAAGATTTTTTGACAATTGGAATGTCGAAGTCAGCAGTTCTCCTTTTTTTACAAGTTTCCATGAATTTGTCGTACCTGAAAAAGTTAAACCTGAGCCTACAACTACCGTTGTTGTTACGACCTCAGACGGGTAAACAAATACAGAAAATGAATGCTCTTGGGTACGGTCAATGTACTTCTGTTCAACAATCAGAACAGTATCGTTGTCAGGAGAAACAGTGACATTGAACACATCAACAACTCGTGTACCGCCTGCATTGTCAACCCCTGTTGATAGATTGGTGATGTTTGTTGTCAGTTCAAGGGCTTGCTTTACAGCGAGTGCAATTGTTGTTGCAGGATTTGAAACGGTATGTATTCCCCCAACTGGAACATCAATTATCACCTGTCCGTTTTCTATTAAATTGTGACCTGAACGAACCGACGGATTGCCTGAACCTCCGGCTAAATTGGATGTAGTTGTTCCGTCCATCACTAACTTTATTCCTGATTGATTGAAATCTGTAAGCGTTGCGTAAACTAAACTCTGAGAAAAAGCAATCACTGGTAGTCGTATAACCTTTTCAATTGAGCCGATGGAGCGAAACGAATCAGCGGTGACACCAGTTTTGAATTTAGCAAAATTCAACATATTGACAAGGGGTTGCCCACTACCTCTTGGTAATGCCACCGTATCGTCTTGTAAGATAAGAGACATGTTCATTTGCATGGATGCCATGTTTGTATCTATACCTATTCGCTGTGAGCCGTCGAACGGTATCGGAAAAGCATGCAACTTGCGATGCACTGCCATGGTAATCTCCTCAGCCTGAACAGGTATGGTGAATTTATTATCGCCGAACATCAAACGAACTGGTAACGACATCTTTTCACCTCATAGTAGCGAGTCAACTGCAATCAGTTTCATCGTAAAGTTGTACAAGCGCTCCTGTGCGTCGTGCATTGCAACGAAATCTGTGACAACCGCTTTGATGCCGTTCGTACGATGCTTGCGTGCACTTGGATTGAAGCCAAGCGATGCATGTAAATCGTTCTTAACCCCGGTCTTTTCATTTGTTTTAGCATCACCGAAGGTTGTGTAAAAATTACGCTGTGCTATATCTGTGTCTAAAAGACTTAAACCAAGGCTGACACTGGATTCGTAGGGTATCTGAATACCAATGATGTAATCCCCGTTTGTCGTTAAGTCGGTAGGTCGTTGCTCCATAATTTCAGTCAATTTATTGAATCCATCAAGTAAACTACCTATTTGAGTACCGTTGTTGTTTTGTTGATAATTTTGACTGTTCGCCACTATGCCAAGAATGTCTTGAACTTTGTCACCTGCGGATTTGACTTTGTTACCTGCAATACCGCCTGTAAACGGGTTAATAACTGGTCGTAGGTCAGCGGGTATGCTACAGCGAATTCCTCCTTGACTACCCATGTCAAAAGCGTGCTTCTGTGTAATCTTGACATTGACATTAGCGTAACGCCCCGTGACTTCAACCAAAAAAGCATCTGAAAGGACTCTGCCACCAGCCACCAAGTCACGGTCAGTGATGTCTCCTACTGAGGAAGCCGGTGCTGTCTGTAGTGCTTGTGAAAAAATGTGTACCAACACCTCACCCGGCGAGGTAGCAGTTCCAACAGAACGAGACGAGCCATCGGCAAAGTTCGGTGGGTTCTCGTCAAACATGTGTTTGATGGGTACGGCGATGATGGGCGGGTCCGTTGTCTTATCGTAAGGTGATACACCTAACCCTCTTGGAATAATTTCAACAGTACCTGATGGCGTCATACCTGCTGTTATTCCGCTTACAGGGAAGAAATCAATCGACGAAGCGGTAATGGCGTGGACTATTCCAAAGAGAGCGCCGCCCACCGCAATGCTTACAGCATTGAAAGTAGGGTCGTCAGGAGTTTCAATCCATGAACGTGGGTCACCAAAAGCAATTAACACTCTTAGTGTTCCGTTTGAATTGGAAGTCAACGTATTGCTGGCAACAGTAATGTCTGTTGTACGTCGCATGTAAGGGTACGAAAACGGTTCTTTTGACGAGCCGCTGCGTTTTGAGTCAAAGATAAAACGAACGTAATCCCCGTTCGGAGGAACAGGCGGACCAGTTGCTATTTGATATGCAAGCGGTATGTGGAACTCACGACCGTGATAACGATTCAAAATTCTGTTACGCTCGGCATCAAGTCCGTCAGGAGTAGTTGGGGGATTTGTCGGTAACACAGGTCCGCTTGCCCATGGATTTGTTGCTTGACCGAGTATAGGAAATCCAGTGCCAACATTAGAGGACGGAGGAAAAACCTCAGCCTCGCCCTGACCACTACCTTGACCGGGGTTACCGAAAGGAGGCAACTCATCACTTCCAAACTCAATCGTAGCCGACGCGCCTTGACTTGCTTCCTGACCTGACTCGTCTGCAAATACACCTTGTAATTCAATTTCGACGCTTGCTTGATTCAAATCAATACCTGCGTTGAAACCACCAGTGAATGGTATAGGGAACGCTGAGAACACCCTACGAATGTTGATGTCCATTGTTTGTACGTCGAGGTCGATACGGTTCCCATTCTCTTGTACAAGACGAATAGGAACACGCTGAACCAAATCAAACACCTCGATTTAATCCTGATGTGGACAGCGGACCGCCCATCTTTGCTCGCAGTTCTTTTGTAACCATTTCGCTGATTTCACGTGCCAGTGCTCGCTTGTCGCTTCGGTCGGTTACTCCGCTAACGTCGATGCGAAGCGTATTGATGGTGACATTCTGACTCATTCCAACAGACTCGGCTGACTGAGATGGTGCGGGGCTAGGGGAATTCGCAACCCGTGCGTTTGTTGTAGCCGTCGTTCGTTCCGCCTCAAGCGCTTCGGTGATTGGTTGTGCAGGCTGTACGTTGCTCATCTGTCGCAGGGACTCACGAAGGCTGTCTGTCGTTGAATGAGCAGCGTTCATGACCTTGTTGAACTCTTGAATCTCTTCACGCAACGAGCGCATGTTGTTACGTGACTTTTCGCTAAACTCGGAGAATCGCTTCATCGATTCCATCGTACCTGTGTCAATCTTTTCGTCAACCATTGTTCTCACTCCAAAGGCGGGATGATGTCATACCCCAAGTAAATACTGTCACGTTGCTCAGGGTTGTCATGCTGTTGCATGACGGTAGCCCATGTGAGGAGTTGGATTGCGTCTTGCGGGTCAAGTTGTCTCACCTTGTTCAGTGTCATGGAGTAGTGGGTCATCAATAGATATTCTGCTGCTTGTTGTTGTATGCGAGGCCAGTCATCGGGTTTACGTCCATTGACGTAGTCCCTTATTCGTCCGACCTCGCTCGTTGAAAATTTAGCCAACTCACCACCTCGGATGGACTTGGTAGCATCTTTGCTATCTCAGCGCCATCCTCGGCTGACAGTTGTTTGAAATCTATAGAAGGTGTTGCAGTGACCCATCGGCGGAATGCTTCTTGCCAGTAATCCTCAAGTTGCGGGTCGCTACTCAGGAAAATGGGTGACATAGACTGCACGTCAAAGAACGTGGGTTTGGCTACCTCTATTGTCACTTCGCATCCGTCAATTTCCATTATCACTCTCTTCGGTGTTGTCATCCAACTCACTCACTGTTTTAGTTGAAGCAGCCTCTTCTGAGGGGGCTTCTTGCTCAGCCTCACGTGGCTCACTGGGAGCGACGTGTTCGCCGAACGGGGCGTCTGAGACTTTACCAGCCTCAGGATTGAATACTTCTTCTTCCTCTTCGACAACGATAGCAATCTCGTTGCGTGGATGAAGTGCTATAGCATGTTTCATTGGCATGGCTATCACTCAGCAATGGAAAAGGGTGTCGGTGCTAATCACCTTGATGTTCTTAGGATGAATCATAATCTTGGAGTGCAGTAGCCCTTTGTCGTCAGGTACTGGGATTGGAGCGTCTGTAATCACGTAGTCATCACAGATGATACGCATCTGTTGTTGGCTACCTGTCGAGCCAGTGGACGGCTTTGTGAACACCATCTCGATGATGTTGCCAGTTGAGCCAGCGGTACCTGATACCTCACGATGCGTGCGTAGTTCATGGAAGAGAAGCGAGTCACGGATGATAACGTCCATCTCAAGTTCAAACTCTTCACGACCTTCACGAATAATCGATGCATTGCGTGTGCCACCATACGGGACTTGCTTGAGTGAACGATTGTTGGCGTCGACTGATTCGGCTACAGGTGTTCCGCCCATAGTGTGGAATATCTCGACACCTGTCTTGCCACGCAACTCAAATGTTGAGATAAAACCAATGTCCTGACCGAAGGCTGTGATTGTACCGTTGTAAAACATGAACGGCTTCTCAGAACCTGATGCTATGCCTGTTTCCTTTCGACCCGCTGCGTCAGTCGCTGTGTTTTGGAACAAGCGATGAGCACGGTATCTGTCACCTGCATTGGATGACTCAAGGCGACCAGTGTCTGTATAGCATGAAAGCGCATCGAAGATACATCTGTACTTGACCTCAGCATCGACCGTTGCATTCAATTCATACTCAACAATCTTACACCCACGGAATACACGAGTCAGTTGCTTGCTGTCCGTACTTGAGCCGGGTGCGTTGCTGTTCTCGTTGCTGTGAGAGCCAACATCACGGTTGCGAATACTATGCTCGATACAAAACGAAGGCAACGTATCACCTGAAAACAAAAGGCGTCGAGTAGGGTTTGTAATCGTACCGTCAGAATTAACGTGTGGGCTACCAGTCAGTGTTGTACCGTTGAATCTGTAAGCAAAAATCGAATCAGTGCTGATGTGTTCAAACTGAAACGGGTCATCGACAAACAAACGAACGCCACTGCTCAATGCTTCAATTGCTACGACGCGTCTAAACTCACTGGTTTCGGTTTCCTCAAAGTGTTCAGAATCAGATGCAAGTGTCGACGTCGATGCAGGCGGCCAAAACTTGTCGTCAGATGCACCAGTATCAGGAGCGTCGTAACCGATGACTGGTACGCGTGTCGTATCACGGATGAGGATGTAGTCACCAATTGCAACTGCGTGAGAACCACTACCCGTGTTAAAATCCACGCTGTTGACATCCACATACGTTTGACCTACCGTGACCTTCGTCCCTGATTTAATTACACCTGCTTGTGAATAACTTGCAACGGATGTGTGTGCATCAATCGCTTCTCGCCCAAGGCTGTAATACAACCATCGAGGATTGTTGAGTGGCATCTCCAACTGAGCACCTTGGTGGAACACACGTCCTGTTTGTTGGATTGCAGCCTGACGCCCCAAGCCAATAACGTGGTGTCGGTGCATCGTAACCTTTGTGTCAGGTAGTTTCATGTGTGATGCAAGACCAATGAACTGGTCAATTTGTGAGAACTCACTTGACGACGCTGCACTATCGTTGTGAGCAAAGGTCGAACCACTAGCGAGTGTAGGCATACCTGTTGAGTGAATAAGCATAGCATCACCAGCAGCACTTACAATGCTAGTTGTAGTAAATCGTGGCACTACTTTCAATTTTGTAGCGTTGCTCTCAACGGTATGGTCAACAATTGTAAACACCTTATTTGTCATACCGTCAGAATAATGGTTGGTATAACCGCCTCCACCTGCTGTTTTGTGAAAACTAATCTTCTGACCAATGAGCATACCAACTGGGACTTTGAGAATAGCCTTGCCATTTTCAAATATTGTGCTATGGTTACTGTGTCCCGTTTCAGTAAACGTGATTGTATTGAAGTCAGGTGTGCTTGAACTGAATGTCGTGTCAAAGTGACAAGGCTCGCCGTGCTCAATGAAGATACCAGTCTCGTGCCCCATAAGGACTTCCGAGACGTCTCCTTTGTATGCTTGACTTACCATTGTATCACCTATGCTATTGATTCAGCGAGAGTCACGACTTCTATTTGAAACGTATGCCTGAAAAGTCGCTTGGTACGGTCGCTGAGGTCCGTACGTGTCTTGAACACCATGCGGTCGTAGTTGGTCGCATCGCCCTTGCGTGCAGCGTGGACGAGACGTCGAATCTCGTTCTCAAGAAGTTGCAGGTGTGAACGGCTCTTGGCTGTGCGTACATCGACCGTGATGTTGACACGTGTTGTAACGAAGTTGTACAGCAAGTCAGGGACTTCTTCGTTGTGTGCTGTCTCGTATACGAGCACAAAGTCTGAACGCTGTAAGTCTTGACGCTTACCACGCTCAGGTGAGATTGTAGCAATGTCAGCGATGACAGGCTTGATGTTACCTGTGTTGGCTCGGTTCCAAGCCTCCAACTTTTCAATAACGACGTCGAGTGCTTCCTTCATGTTCATCACTCAAAGACAACTATCTCCTTGTATCTGTTCAAGATTGAGTTGGCTTCTTCTTTGAACATCTGAATCTTTTGTGCAAGCGGTACGTTCTGACTGCCCTCAGGGATGAGAACAGAACGGTCGTCAGCCATGAGTAGGTCGACAGCCACCATCTTTGTAGCAGCCTCTTCAATAGCCTTCTCCAAGTATCGCTCGCCATAAATGTAGGACACCTTGACAGCGTTGTGCTCAAAGAACGGGTATGAGTTGTTGAAATAAATCATACCGATTTCGTAGTCAATCCACCAGTCCTTGAGACGGGCTTGGTCGCCACCCGCATCTGAGAACGCACCGATGTCTGATTTGAATTGGTGTTGAGTGATTGTGTAGTTGGTTGCTTGAACAGGCTCAGTATTCATCCAGTGAACGTCGAGCAACTGCGTTGAGTTTTTACTTGTATAACCAAACAGCGCAGTTGTCTGTCCATCAGCGACTGCAACTGCGACACCGTAGTCAGCAAAGGCACTTGTGTCACCCGAAGCAACTGTCCATATCGCACCTGCACGAGCATACGTCATAGTTCCTGTAACAGCCGTTGTCTGACTAATTGAGATACCTGTAGTAGCGTCTGTAGCCATTGTAGCAGATTCGCCACCTTTGGTTTGACGCATGCTTGTAATCTTCAATTTGCCATTACCGTAATCAGAATTCGCAGTCGCCAAAAATTCGTTATTGACGTTGACAGACTGCGTGCCGCCTGCTACGGGTAACGTGAATGCCGCACCATCAATATCGTGTTGCTTTGAGCCTCCTTCTTGTGTCTCAGTCAGCGGTATAGCACTGCGATTCGTACGGTCCTCTTTGTTGATAAGGTCGGCAAGACTTTGTGCTGTTGATACTTTGTCGAAGCGGTCGTCCCAATTCGTAGTTCCCGTTCCTACAACCAATTGACCAAAGCCTCCGCCTCCGGGCGAAACAGCGATTCGCTTGCCACTGTCGTCTGTGTTTCTCAGTGCGGTGTAGTCAGCGATTTCAACACGTGCCTCGGCACTGCATATTTCACGGTAGTCGTCACCCTGCCACAGTTCAATACGAAGCATCTGTTGCACGTTGCGGAACAACAGTGGCGTGCTGCCGACGTAATCGACATAGTATCGTCGACGGTAGGGCTTGTAGGTATCGAAGTTGATGTACTCAGCAATGACAAGGCTCGGTCGCCATGCGTTGTGTGTGACGTTGTCGATGCGGTCCTGTATCTCTTTGATACGTTGTTCGACGTGTGATTTTGTGACGCCTCGTGTCTTACCGTTGGTAAAGGAGGCAGTGTTTTGGACATAGCCGTTGTCCGCTGTTTCATACAAGCCGGGATTGATTGCTGACGAAAAGGCCAGTTTCACCCCGCTTGCAGTTGATGTAATTGCAGTGATTGTCTGTTCGACGCCCATTGGGTCAGCATCACTGTAAATGAGTATGATGTCGCCAACTGAAAAGCCGGTGTTTCTGTAGTCAGCACCAGTAACAAAGACCGCGTTTGCTTCCGCACTCGCTGACATCAGGACGGCTTCTTGCGGTCCAATGCCAAGTAAGTCAGCGACTTTTTGTGCAGTCGTGTAAACGATTTCTTCGGGGTTGAGAGGGCGTGTTTCCGCTTCACCGGGTGAGAATACTACTGGCATGCGTCATCCCCTCATCTCCCACAGATGGTTCTCCATCATAGACCTTGCCACCAAAGACGGTCGTGTACCGACTTCATGAGAAGTTCACCGAGTGCCATCGGGAATGCTGCTTGCTTCATATCATCGTCCTCGTCTTCTTCCTCTTTTTCAGGAACTTGCATACCAAAGTCTCCGAACGGGTCACCAAATCGCCTTCTATCCCGTGCTCCCTGCTTCTGCGAGTCCATCCAACTCGGTTTTTCAGGAGTCTCAACTGGGGGTGCATCTGAATCGTCGAGTGTGTAATCTTCGCCTTGTGGAGCGTGCGGGAAGTCTTGTCGGACTTTACCTTCAGAAAGTCCTTGTCCGGGTTGTAGGACCGATAAGGCTCCGTATGGCGCCGCTTCGCCTGCGAATCGAGTTTTGCTATCCTCGACAGTCTGTCGAACTTGTTCGTTGACTTCATCGAGTGACATTCCTTGTTGAATTAAATCCCTGAATTGTTTTCGTGCGCTCACAAGTTGTTGCTCACGCATGGCTCGCTCGCCATCACTTTCGTTCGCAGGTGCTTCTTCAAGCCCAAGTCGTGAAACGAGATTGTTGAGGGCGTTTTCCATTCGCATGTCCATACCATCTTCGCCCTCTCCGGGTCGAACGATTGTAGGGTCTTTGCTCATGTCTCGACCTTGACCGAACACACGTTCAGCAAGTATCTCAGGCGTCATGACTGACATGTGACCTGATTCCATCCGAGCATTTAGTCTTCGGATTTCTGTGGCGAGTTCTTCTCGTTTTCGGTCAACATCCATAATTTTTTGGAGGTTTTCGGCTGTTGGATTAGCCATGTATCGACCACGTAGGTTCTCAAGAAAGTCGTCTTGCTTTTGAGCACTTCGCATCTGATATTGAATCAGTTTCTTTTGACGCTCCGTTTGTTCGCCAATGTCAAGGTTCGCCATGCTTGGACTACGTTCCAAATCGATGGCTAAGCCCTCGGTCTTCAAGTGATTCAACACGTTACTGCTTAGATTCAACGGGTCTGTTCGATGAAGTTCAAACATTCGGTCAATCATTTCCTGTTGACCGCCTGAACCTCGCCCTACATCAGCAACATCTTGTCCCAAGATTTTCTGTTGGAAGTCGGCCAATCCGACTCCACCCTTTCGCCCCTGTCCGCCGAATTGCATGTCACGAGCACCTGCTGATGCTCCACTCAACATTCGACCGAGATACTTCTCAAGACTCATGTGAGATTGCGGACCGTGTTTTTCCATCTCGGCTTTTGCTTCTCGCATACGTTCCGTGTGAGGATAAAGGTCGTTCATCAACTTGAATCGAACTTCATCGAGTTGGTCGGCTTGTGCTAATTCTTGAGGAGTAGGAGTACGTTCGTTACCCTCCTCGTCTTTGTTGCTTCTCAGTCGTAAAATCTGAGTTTCCAACCTATCAATTGGCGGTTGCAATCGCTCAGCCATCTGTGATGCTTGCTGATGCTTTGCTTGTGCATCTTGCAACTTGCGTGGACTGCCGTAAAACAACGGGTGTTGACCTGTTGGGTCGTGTAGTATAGTTTCTTTATTGAAGCCACCAAATCCACTTTCTGTACCCAGTTGTACAGTCTTTTTACGACGTTCATCCTCGCCTTCACGAAGAGGCTGTAAAAACTCACCACGTGGGGCAGGCGCCTGTCCTCGTCCAAGAGACGGGCGTTGTTCTCGCTCACCTATCTTTTCAGATTCTTGAGGTGCTTCCTTGGGCGATGCGACACGATGTGGACTACCGGGCGTCATTATGTCTGCTTCTGCGAGACGTCGAAGTCGACCTTCATCCATCTCAGGCCTTGTTTGACGCAATTCTTCCATACGAGCCTGAATCGGCTTCTCAAGATGTTCTTCGTACTTTTGAGCCATATCCTCGGCTTGCTCTTGTCCCATACCCATGCCCAGCATGTGTTCGATTCGTTGCTTCATGTCAGCAGCCTTGCTACCTTGCATGAGGCGCTTTAGTTGCTGTTTCATCGCGTCCATGTTAGGGTCATCAGGAGCCTTGCGTATACCTATCCACATCGTCATTCCTCCTTTGTTCCCAAGTTAAAGTCCATCTTTGTTCCGCATGTTCGACAGTTGTCAACCCAGCAGAAGTAAAGCATACCACACGATTTACACCGTGTGCCTGAGCCGATGTTCAGAACGTCGCCTGCCTTTCGGTTGCGTATGCGTTGTTTGCTGACTACGCCCTCAAGGGGTTTCTCTTGATTGAAGACGCTGCCTGCCCCGTAGGACTCGGCCAGTCGTACGCCACGCTTCTCAAGTCGCTCGATTTCGTCGAGTCCGAGTGTTGC